TCCACAGATGATTGTAAAGTTATCCACAGATTACCTTAAACTATCCACAAGTTATCCACAGACTTACCCACAACACCTCTTTATAGACTAAATACAACGGTTAATCTACTACTAATACTTCTTCAGCAGATAGCCACAGCTACTTCTAAGACTGGAGAAGCCAGTCGATAGAAGCACATCGTCATGTTGTTTATGACGATAGTGTCTGCGTGCAATCAATGTAACACATATCTCAATCAAAGAGAATAGAAAGAGAATTGAGAATATAAATACAAGCAACAAGATTAGATTTTCCATAAGATATACTCCAAAGTGTGCGTTAAAAGCACGCACTAAAAGATTAATAGAATCAACTACATATATTACAATATGTAATACATACAAACTACATAGTCAACAATGTATTGATTACATATAATGCAACCAATACAGTCAACTAATGTAACCATAGATGCACCACATTACACACATCCACTCGTCACTTTGTTATGGCATATTGTATCGTCAAGACAATAATTCGAATTAACATAAAAGGTTTTAGAACATAAGGAGTATAAGAGATAGAGTATGAGTATACTACATAGATACTACATCGTATACTACACATAGGTCAATCACTTCTGTCTTTAACTTACCGAAGGTAAGACAGAGTGCTACATAGAACTAGATAGGGGGGGGGTGTCATGTGTATTAACAAGATTTATTAAGATGTACCTACTTAGACACAACAAAGGCTAAATTGGACTATCCAGAAGAGAAGGGATTCTAACGAACAAAGGAGGGCGTATACAAGACTATATAGATCTGAGACATTACTCAAAGTAACTCTAATTCTAAATACTAGATTTTAGTATTTGTTTTACTTTGTGTTTACTATATAGTACTATTATAGCATATTTTTCTATAAAAGTCAATATCCGACATAGCAAAATCTTAAAATAAATCTTTCTTCTTAAATTGCGAACGCAGTGAGCATAATTTGCTTGACTTTTAGTTTCTTCTGTGTTATAATGATTACATAGTTAGTAAATTATTGTCCACTCTTTAGTGGATCGAGCGGAGCGAGAGACATGCCATACATGACGAACGGCAAACGAGATTATAAAAAAGAGTTAGACTGGGAACACGAACAAAGTAAGAAGCGTGTTAAAGACCGTGCTGCTCGTAATAAGGCTCGTAAAGAAGCTGGACTTAAAGTAGGAGACTCTCGTCAAGCTGATCACAAGAAACCTTTGGACTCAGGTGGTTCTACTAAGAAGTCTAACGTACGAGTCATCTCGGCTAAAGCGAATGCAGATAAAGAAGTAAAACGCAAGAGGTCTAAACCTGGAAACAACTAATCAAAAACTAGAAGGTCAGTTTACTGAGCCGAAGCCGAAGGCTAGGCGCAAGGGTAGGAGAAGTAGAGAGGAGACTAACAAGATTAGAGCTGCTCTTGGGTTAACCGTTAAGGTTGCTCCCCCTAAAAGGGACTACACTCCACCTGCTATTCTACCAGAGAAGACTAAGGCTAAGTCGCAAGAGATCCTTGCTGCTATGCTCCAAGGTAAGAGTACACTAGTAGTAAAGAAAGTAATGGACAAAGCTTTAGATGACAACGACTCTGATCAGATGGCTTGTCTCAAACTGCTTATAGATCGTATGATCCCTACATCTTATTTTGAGAAAGAGAATAAGGGTAACAAGGGGATTACTATTCAGATCATGGGCGTAGGTGAAGTAGGTATAAAAGAAAACGAAGACGAACCGATTGAAGCAGAATACGTAGAAGAGGAAGAGATAGAGAATGGATGAGAGTAATGGCTTCACTCAGTATGGTCTAGTTCCCTCTGGACCTATAAGTCTTTCTAAGAAGTTAGGAGGTATGTCTCTTTCTCTTTTAGGAGATCTCACTAATAGAGTGCTACAAGGTGATGTATCTTATGATGGACAGTATGGTTCAGTGGGTGCTTCTAGAGATCTAGCAGGTAGTTCGACTAATCTTAGAGGTTCTTACTATACACCAGAGGGTGAGTTATCTGCTTCTGGTACAGTAAACGGTGTTAACAATGTGAATTACTCAACTGGTCCCTATAATATGGGAACTGATACTAAAGGTAATTACTATGGTAGTTATCAAGGAGATGGATTCCAAGTGAATGCTACTGATAAATCTTTAGATACTTCCTTCCAGATACCTATGGTAGATAAGAGTAATGATATGACTGCTGGTTTTAAGTATGATGGTTACTCTAAGACTCCTGAAGTCTATGGTCAATACCACAAGCAGTTATCAGATAGTGGGTTTGTAGATGCTTCTGGTAGACTAACTCCTAAAGGTTATGACCTTATGATCCAAGGTGGATTCTCCTTTTAATCTATGGCAAATCTACAGGTTAAGCTTCACGATAAACAGTTAGAGATATTCAACGATCCACACAGGTTCAAAGTAGTAGCAGCAGGTCGACGCTTTGGTAAGTCTCGTCTAGCAGCTTGGACCTTGATCATTGAGGCACTAAAGAGTACTGAGAAGGATGTGTTCTATGTAGCACCTACTTATCAGCAAGCAAGAGATATTCTCTGGTCTCTTCTTAAAGAGATAGCAAGAGATGTCACTGCATCTGCCCACGAGAACACTTCGGTGTTGACTCTAATTAATGGACGTAAGATTTATCTCAAGGGTTCTGATAGACCAGATACTCTTCGGGGTGTCGGTTTAGCGTATGTAGTAATCGATGAGTACGCTGACATGAAACCTCAGGTATTCGAACAGATCTTAAGACCAGCTCTAGCAGACGTTCGAGGTGGTGCTTTATTTATTGGTACTCCTAAAGGTAGGAACCACTTCTACGAACTGTTTAAGTACAGTGAGGGTGAGAAGGACAAGGATTGGAAGTCGTTTCACTACACTTCTTATGATAATCCTCTTCTCCCTAAGGATGAGATAGAAGCAGCTAAGTTGTCTATGTCTAGCTTTGCGTTTAGACAAGAGTTTATGGCTTCATTTGAAGCAGCAAGTAGGGATCTATTTAAAGAGGAATGGGTGCACATCGATGAAGAAGAACCTAGTGAAGGTCGTTATTTCGTTGCAGTTGACTTGGCTGGCTTTATCAACGTGGATAGAGAGTCAGGTAATAAAAATAAAAAGCTTGATGAGACAGCTATAGCTGTAGTCAAGGTCCACGATGGTGGGTGGTGGATAGCAGATGTACTACATGGTAGGTGGGATATTAAAGAGACTTGTTCTCAGATAATGTCTGCAGTAGTTAAGTACGAACCTGTTGCAGTTGGTATTGAAAAAGGGAGTCTAAAGAATGCAGCATTACCTTACCTTACTGACCTTATGCGTAGGCACAACCACTACTTTAGGATTGATGACGTTACTCATGGTAATCAAAAGAAAACAGATCGAATTGTCTGGGCTCTCCAAGGTCGCTTTGAACACGGAAAAGTCTCGTTAAACTATGGGGCTTGGAACAATGAGTTTATTGATCAATTAGTCAACTTTCCTAACTCACAGTTACATGATGACTTGATTGATGCGGTAGCATACATAGATCAGATACAGATAGTAGAATACTTTCACGATTACGATAGTGAAGAGCAGTACGAACCTTTAGACAGAGTTAGTGGATTTTAAAAGAGGATAGATAAATGAGTTCTAATAAACTAGTAGATTGGATTAACGATAATGTCTCTGAGTGGCGAGACCACCGTGATGATAACTATCTCTCTGACTGGAAAGAATACGAACGTTTATGGCGTGGTATCTGGGCTGCAGAGGACTCTACTCGTAACTCAGAGCGTAGTCGTATTACTTCTCCTGCTCTACAACAAGCTATTGAGAACCACACGGCTGAGATAGAAGAAGCAGTTTTTGGACAAGGTGATTATCTATTCGACATCGAAGATGATATGAATGATCAGAATCCTGCAGATATAGAGTACATGAAACGCTACATGAAGGAATGTTTCAAGAAGAATAAAGTACGCAAAGCAGTTGGTGATGTAATTCTTCTAGCTTCTATCTACGGTACGGGTATTGGTGAGATTACTGTTAAGAAGACTAAAGAGATCTATCCTACTACACAACCTATTGAAGGTTTAGATGTATCTGCAATTGGTGTACAAGAAGTAGAGAAAGTACGAGTAGCTCTACGTCCAATTAATCCTCAGAACTTCCTTATAGACCCTAATGCGACTTCTATTGAAGACGCTATGGGTGTAGCTATTGAAGAGT